TCATATTTTGATTATTTTTTTGTGTTGTAATAAAAAGAAAACTCTCTATTTCTTGGAACTAAAAAAACTAGCATAACGCCAGTTTTGGAATTTATTATTCGTCACTTAAACTCGTTATGTCTGCTAGTTTCTTACTTTCAATATATTCTTTCAAGGAAACTGTATCAAATTGTTGTTTTTCTTCGTCCCACACATTTATAGAAAAATCACCTTCTTTGTCTAGCCGAAATTCTAAGTCGTTAATTTGAAGCATTAGGTCTGGTGGAAACACCTCGAAACCACTGTACCAGTATTCTTCATGAATAAGAGCATATAACTTTCTAGCATAATCTACAACATCTTCTTCACAAGTGATACCTCTTCCTGATAATTGAGCTGGGTTCATCTTGTATAGTCCTTTTAAAGTATTGATGTAGTCAATCTCTGTTATACCCCAAAAATATGTATTACAATTAGGGAGTACCACTTTTTTATTTTTCACATCTTTTACATATTCTTCCCAAATATCCCACACTGTGTCTCTTAGTACCAGATCCGAAGTATATTCATCTAGTTCTTCATCATAATAGTTTTTAACGAAATGCCCATAATCAGCCACCGTCGTTGCTGTAATGAAAAATTTGTCATATTTGTTATTTTTTAGTGCTGTTTCAAAAATCTCTAACCGAGTAGATTTGACGGGTTCTTCCTTTCTGATATGAGTAAGTTTCAACAACTCAATCATTTCTGATAAATGTTCTCTTGTAAAGTAATATCCATCAAATGATGCCAAAAGCATAAAGTATTCTTCATCTGATAAAGTTTGAGGAGTTAGTTTCCAACAAGGTCTCTCAGAAAAAGATACTTTTTCATTTGGAAGATATTTATCATCTAAATAATTCCAAATCGGAAAACAAGCGCCCATACCGTTAGGAACACTATAAAGCTCATGAATTGTATTAGTTGAATCCACTCCATATAAAATTGTCTTTCCCATCATTATTCTCCTTTTTGGGTTGTTGTGAACCCTGTAATTATATTTATAATTATATTATACACTCATTTCTGTCTCTTGTCAAATTTTTTTATCATATTTTGATTATTTTTTTGTGTCCTTCAGATGTTTTTGGAGCGACTTATAATTTAAAAGAGGGGTTGCCCCCTCTTAATAATCTATTAGAAATCTAACATCTTCCAAGTCAGTTATTGACATAGAGTAAGTGCGATGAGCTAAATCCTCATGTAAAATGTTTCCATCATGCAAAGAGGGAATATCTATCTCTAAAGCAACAGATATAGAAGCACTACGGTGACCTCTACTTAAATTGCTTGGAAGGAACATCTTATTCTGTCTATAGAAATGAGCGACTATTTGAATGTTATATTCTTCAGATTGGTATTCTAACCATTTAGAAGAATTGGTAGAATCTAAGAAATTGTAAAAATCAGTATTGATTTGAGTTTGGAAATCTTTATTCAAGCCATAGTAATTAGAGAAAGTATTAGAGTAATTAAATATCCATGAGAGAAATTTCTTGAAAATATAAGTCTCTGTTTTTTCTTCTGCAAAGGCTACATAAATCTCACCATGATAAGACTCGTTAAATGTAACTATTTTTGTGTTCTTCTTTAAGTTCATGCTTAACCTCATTTCTTTACAAATGCAAATAGATTGTCATCAAGATTAAAAATGTCATACTTACCATCTAGGTCAATCAATTTTTCTGTCTTGTCTATTGAGTTTCCTGTAGTGATTGAAAACTGTCCTGCGATTGTCGTTTCATAGTCCATCATAAAACTATTGAAGTAGCTTTCATCTTCAAATATTGAAAATCTAAGTGTTTGTTCTGATACAGGGCATAATTGCATTTTAAACCCTGTCTTTGTTTCAACAAACAAGAACATTCCTCCTTCATGTTTTGAAAATTCACCTACAGAAAGAAGTTCACGGACTGCATACCAATAGTTAGGTCTGCGATAGTCATTCATACTAGTAGTCATGTAAGGCTTGCTACCAGTTATATATTCCCCATATTCATTAAAGCGTGATACAGCAATTTGGTAAAGAACTCGTCCTTTTATTCGCTCCCTAACGCTATCTCCCTTATATCCATTTTGAGGGTGATATGTACGCTTGATTTCATTCAAAATTTGAATAATAGAGCGTTTATCGTATTTCAAATGTTGGGGTAGTTCTTCAAGAAAACTCTCCAAGTCCTGCTTGTCGTAGTAAGGCGGATCAATTTTATCTAATTTTTCAATAAATGTTGTACGTTTTGCCCCATAACGAATACTATATTCCCAATCTTCATCTGGGATAGCTATTTCGTTACCTTCATAATCTTTGCCATAATATTCTTCTTTAGCAATACTATACCAGTCAGCTTCTGCCAAGAGTTTAGCTACAACTTCCATGTATTGAGTATCTGGCATTTTACCATACTCATTGTATGGTGGGATATGAATTGTTACAGCAACATTTTCTTTTCCTTTAGTGTCCTCTGTTTCTGGTATATCAAAGATAAATAAAAATCCTTTTTGGTCGTGGTGTTTAGTATATCCTACTTCTTTCATCATTATTACTCCTTTAATTACTTAAAAATATTGTATGACTAATCTAATTACTGATTGATATATGGGTGATTATCTTTATAACTAATATAGCACTTTTCTTTATTAAGCGTGCCTATTTTTGCAAAATTCAATGCTTTTTCTATTCGCGCCCTATTCCAATCATATTCTGCCAACTTATCCATAGCTTCTTCCTCGCTATCAAATATTGAACGATCTGAACGTTCTCTGGAATCATAGTGTTTTTGATTCAACCAAAACTCAGCACTTGTCCACTCTGCAAATTTTATTACTTGAATATCCCATACTCCAAAGTTGTTTTTTGCGTCAATTCCTACAATCATTACATTTCCTACTTTCTTTCACTTGTATGATTATATTATACACCTTTTTAAAATATCCGTCAACTATTTTATCGTATTTTGATTATTTTTTTGTGTTGCGCGTGATTTTATCTTTTTAGCTAGACTTTGATAATGGTATTCTTGATATTTTGCTCTTATTTCCTCTTGTTTCCCCCATTATCACGTTTTTAGAAGCTCTGCCTAGATTTATGCCGCTTTGTCTTAAAATGCCTTATATGCCCTTATATAAGCTCTTGTAAACAAAAAGAAAAGACTGGCTTTTGTAGCTAGTCTTTCCCATCTTTTTATAGCCCAACTTTTATTATAGAACCCTTCCTATTTTTTATTCATATTTTCGACCTCTTGTATCATCTTATGATTTTCTTGATAGTCAAAGAAGTCAACCAAAAACCACTCTCGCTCTCCAAAACAGTCTTGGATATTAGCCATTGTGCAATCTTTTACACTTTTACGATATATAATATTTTGGTAAACCATTTCTTTAGACATTGCTTTATCAAAACTTTCTTGGCTAGAGAATGTTTTAATTCGACTATTGCCACCCCAATGCGAATGAGCCAATTTCACTTCATCGTAGGCAAAAGAAATATATTCTCCACGTCTGCCTTTTGTTTCATCAAGAATAGTTTCTGTATAGCCATTTGCTTCACAAATTGCAAACATAGCGTATTCAGTTGTTTTTCGCTCTTTACGATCCTCGTTGTCAATAAAGACAGGTTTACTTACAGCAGCATAAACCTTCGGCTTGCGGATAACATTTTCTAGGTCGTTGATAAGGAGTAATTGTTGGTAGTAAGTTTTATCTTCATCACTCAAACCTGAAACCCACTTAGAATAGCGTTTAGCTTGGTATGGAGTTACCACGCGCACGTCATGAAGAATCTTAAATGAGGTTAAAAGGTTTAAATCGTAGTCTTGTGCTACAATGTGGAGACGGTCAATTTTCTCTTGTTCCTCCAAGGCTTTTTTCATTTCAAAAAGAATAGGAAGCATATGTGAGTAATCAACGTAACGCCCTGAGTTTGAAATCCTACCAATGCGTTTGGTGTGAATGTAGTAATTGATAAGTTTGCTGTTGAGAAATTTAAGGTTAATGAACTCATCTTCTTCAATATAAAGACTGGGTTTAACCTTAGATTCATAAGCACTCCATAGCCACTTTACACCACCAACATAAAAACGATAAGTGAAATCAGAAAAATAATCAATTCCCCTGATTTTGTTCAAACCTTCTTCAACAGATGTACTATCCGTCAAAGCATTATCTCCACGTCCACGCTGAGTTGTGCCACCACCATAACGTCCTGTATATTTAGCTCTATCTGTAAAAGAGTTTAAAACGTAAATAGGATCATCAGTCTTAGAGTATTTATTCAAGATAGGAATGATTTCCCCTAATTCAACATAAGTTGAATCTGTAATCTGAGAGTCAGCATTTGACCAAATAATACCTGTGTCAGAAAACATATTTGTTGGAACATGGTCTAGTTGCAGGATTTCATTACGCTCAATTAACCCCATAATAAGATTAAACAAGTAGTAACGAGATTGAACCAATGATAGCGAAGTTTCTTCATCAGAAGATTTTGATGTGAAAGAGTCCTCTGATAAAGAAATATCCTGACTATCTAACCATGTAAGCCAAGTGTTTTCCCCGTTACGGATCAATACCCCAATTTCATTTGGCATAGTGTCCCGAACAAACTCCATAACTGTATTATTCAGCTCAAAACGCCCTGCCGAATTGCGCATTTTAAGGAATGTGATTCCTTTGTTTGTTGGGCAGATATGCTCAAGGAGAGCTGGAGAGTGTTTGATTGCGACTTCCAAGCTCCCTGCATGCTCGTCATAAAGGTCTTTCAACCGAGGAAGATCCTCGTCTAAATAAATAAGTTTTTGGTGAATAATGATAGGTTGATGAATAGGAGCATTAGTACCTTTGTGAATGTTCATGAAGTTTACAGTTAAACCGTTACGATATTCAAAAGCTGTGAAGTCTGAACGCATGATAAGAAGCTCATGCTCATAGCGTTTAATCTTCTCTTGTAACTTTGCCATCATTTTAGCTTGCAACTCATAAACAGCCGTAATCTTTGCTTCCATTTTAGCTTTTAAGTTGTTGATTTCTTCTAGTTGCCCTGCAAAAGCTTCATCTTCAAACTTAGAAACCTTTTCAAGTAATCCATTCGTTTCCTCAAGCTGATCTTTCAAAACAAGTTGATTATCTGCTTTCACAACCAACTCATTCCCAATAGCAATATCATCTGTCTGCTCTACTGTCACTATCAATTCTTCAGGAACAATATAAGCTTTAGAGTAAGCTTCAATAATAGCAAAACCTTCATGGATAGCCATTACCTTTACTTTATGCTCAGGATTTAGTTGGAGAAAGTTAATTAAACCTTCTGTTAAGAAAAATTCGCCTCTACGACCGCTCAAATATTGATTGCAATATTCGCGCGTGATGATTTCTCCACTATAACAAAGTTTGTCTTTATTATCCTTGTAGAACTCTTTTATACGTTCGTTCATATCCTCTGTGAGAGTATCGAGTTTCAACGTAGCATAAGCAATTACTTTAGAGAGACGTGTTTTCTCTACTTTTTCTTGTTTATCCTTTAACTCACGATACTCCCTAAAAATTTTAGAGGCTTCATCTGAATAACTAATATTCGGATCAAATCTTCCCATTTACTTATCCCCTTTTACTAATTTTTCAATCACTTCCCAATCTTCTTCTCTTACTGTCATTTTGGCAACGTTAATCAAGAGATTTTTAGCTTCTTCTGAAAGCTCTTTAGCGCTCAGATTGTTTTGATTAGTTGCAACTTCTTCCATCTGTAGTTCAAAAAAGAAGATTTTTGCCACTAGGTCTGACACAAACTCATCGAGTTCTTTCAGCTTTTTAACTGCTTCGTTGTCATGATATGTTTCTCCGTGCCATGAAATACCTTGTAGCAAGTCCTCTGGCTTAATGTTTTGCGTGATTTTTAATTCCATTTTAACTCTCCTGTTTATTTTGACTTCTCTATTTTTTTGAAATATTGCTCTGTCAAGGATTCTATATTCACTCTTTTTTCAATTTCTCTTACTTTATATGCTGAAAAAGAAAATATTATCAGAAGCACCCCAATAGTTATAAAAATAGCCCTCACAAGCTCTGGATTCCCAAAGTACAACCACTCAAATACTGACATAAAGGAAATACCATTCTCTCCTATGTATTGAGATAGCTTTAAATTTTTCACAAAATAAATTATTGTATATGCAGAAAAACCTAAAAAAAGGTTCAACCCAATTAAAACAAAGGAAACAAAAGAACTTATTCCTGCTGTAAGTGTTAAAAATAAATACTTCCTGCTTGTGACGAGTAGCATATTTGATTTTGATAACATTTTAGATTTTTCTTTCAACGGTCATACCCCTTCCCTTATTCCTGCTTGTCTAGTGGATTGTTTAAGCTCATTTTTTAACAATTTCCCCATTTTCCAAAATACTATCAATGAACCAATCATATCCCATGAACCCTTCTGAAAGTTTCATAATCCCCTCAAAGTCTTTTTTGTTTCCTACGGTCATTGTTACATTAGCAACCCAACCGTCTCCAAAATCATAAGTAAATGTTTTTTTTGCACCCCTATGCAAATCAAAGCCAAGTTCTATCAACTTTTCTCTTTTTTTAGTAGTTAGGAACACCTCTTTAGCAAATACCTTACCTTCCCCAGACCACTTTTTATTCCATGTGTTAATTTTACTATGTCTGTACTCAAATAATAATACTGTCATACATTGCACCTTCTTTCTATTTTATAATTATATTATACACCCTTTTCTAATCATTGTCAAGACTTTTTCGCCATCTTTTTGTGTTTTTTTATTATTTTTTTATGTTCTTCTTTTTTCGTCATATAAACCAATAAGAAAAAGCCTATCATCTAGGCTTTCTAACTGCTTTATTTGTCAACTATCCGTAGAGACGTGTTCATAATCGCTCTAGGAGTGTAGTTTGAGTGTACTTGTAGCAAAGAACACCCATAGACTTCGACTGTATGAACTGTTCCTGATTCTCCAATCGCTTTTAGGTTGCAAAAGTCATAAGAGTGTTCCTTCAACATAGCTCTCATGGTCTGTAAAAAATCACCTGAGATAATTTCCTTTGCAGAAATTTCTCCTATCTTCGTTCCAAAGTTTATTTCTTCTTCCATTCCACAATTTCCTCCTGATTAGAAGCTAACGCTCCCATCTTCATTGCAGACAATCGTTTTGACTGTCATGTAGTTAAATTGTTGTTCTAACGCTTGCTTAATAAGGTTGCAAATTTCTGGATCGTTTTCATCATACCAGTCACTCTTGTTATCCAAGAGCCACGTTTCAACTTGTTCTTCTGTCATGGTTATTTCTTGGCGCTCATAGCTAGAGATTGATCGCCAAGCGTCATGGTAGTAGATTTCATACAAAGTCATACTATTCTTTCTTACTATTGGCTTGTCATAAGCGGAAAGTTTCAACTAAACCACTATCAAACAAGCGGTCTAGTTTCTGCGATTCTTCAAAGGTTGAAGCGCGATAGCGCGGATATACCGTTCCTTGGTATTCCATTTCTCCATCTTTTACTAAAGAGATATGTTTTACTTGTCCCTTGCTTACCAAGGCAAACTCATAACCTACTTTAACTATCAGCATTTTTATTTTCTCCTTTTCTAAAACAAGGGTAGAAGATGGCTTTAAGCCACCTCTACTACCTTAACGTTGTGTCGTTCAATAAAATCAGCATAGTAATGTTTAATCGCTTCAACTTCTTGCTTATAGAGTTTTGACGCTTTGCCCCACGGTTGCAACCGAACACCATATCTTAAGCGTTTTAAGTAACCGTAATCATTTTTCATGATATACATTTTAGGTTTAACTTTTTTCTCTCCTGTTAAGATATTTCGTACTTCTTTACTATCAACTGGGATTCCCTCTTTTGTGATAAACCCATTTTCTGCAAGCCACATTACACGCTTATATAATGTTAATGATCGTGAGATTGGGGAAACTCCGTCATAATGACCTTCTACTAAACAAAGTAACCAATCTTCTAGTTTTTCTTTAGTATCAAATTGCTTTTCACAATCATAAACAACCTTGTTGCCATTCCAATCAGTTACATTGCTTGACGAGTAGCTATACTTAACTGTTAGCTTTTTAAGGTTAATAGACATTTTTTTCAATGTATCATAAGACATCTTGCGGTTCTCCTTCTTGGGGTTGTTGCGTTTACCCCTTGTTTTATTTTACAGTTATATTATACACCTTTTCTAAAGAGTTGTCAATATTTTTATACCTTTATTTTGTGTTTTTGTATTATTTTTTTGTGTTGCAACAGAAATTAAGGGAAATTAAAAAAGAGTAGTTACCTACCCTTTTATGAACTTATTCATATTTTGAAAACTCAAACTTAATAGTCTTTAAGTCCTCCTTTATACCAAGTTTTTAGGAATTTTGATTAACCGTGCACCTAAGTTGATTTCATAATATGAACCACAATCCCTACACATATATTGTTTCGTAAACTTCCCTTCAAAAATAACGTAAGTTGTTGAAGTGCCGTCCTCAAACTCAACATATAAGCAATCTGTGGTTTTCACACTCCAACCACGATTTATATTTTCATAATATTGTACTTCAGATTCAGATAGTTCGTTTTTAAGTAGCTTACACTTATAACTCATTTTTCTCCTTTTCTAGCTTCTTCTAAATAATATAGGTAAGTTGAGTTTCCTTGGTGTCGGTTGATTTCCTTTTCTACTGCAAATGAAACAGTCTCAACTAAAGATTTTAACCCAAGGTAGTTTTTCAAAGCAAGAAGCTGATTATATTCATCTTGCGTGAGTGTTATTCTTACAGACTTCTTCATTCTTTCAACCCCTTTTGTAATGCAGGTGGTAGCTCTTTTCTTACCTCGCTCATAACACCGTCTTGATCTGTTGGCAAAGTAGCAAAGATTTTCTTCTCTGATAGCCCTGCTTCAACAAAAATCATTTCCTTAAACACCGCTTCGCAGATAGCAATTACTCTCTGCTCAATTAGATAAGCGTCAAGATCGTCTCCATTATCCAATTCCTCTATATCTTCATTCGCCAAGTCACAAGCCTTTTCATATAGATTTTCTGCAAACTTTCGTCTTAATTCTTCCATTGGTTTTACTCCTTTTTTTAATTCCCTTTATTTACTTGTTCCTTTAAAGCTCTTGCTCCTGCCTCCAATGCAATAGCTCGAATTGTAAGACCAGTTAAACGTTGAGCGTTTACTAACATTTGTCCGCTTTCTTGGTTCACTAATTCCCAATAGTCTTTTGACATATCTTCCAAAAGTTGAGCTTGTTCTAGTGTCTTTTCTTTTTGTGCTTCCATAGTTATTCCTCTTTTCTTGTTTATATTTATATTATACACTCCCATTTATCCCTTGTCAACTACTTTCTATCATTTTTTTA